GTCTTAAGTGTCAGTTCTGTTTCTTTGAAGCCATCTTTAGTGGTCACGTGAGCCACATTGTATATCTCATGCTGTGCTCCATCTATTACACAGATGCACTTGCTGTTGACCTGCTTATACTGTGGAATACTGATTTTCATTGTAACCTCTATTCCATCTGCAGACAGCTTAGCTCGTGTTGTATCAAATACAGAAAGCTCCCTGTACCAGATATGCATCCCGGTAGATCTTACTTTTTCCACCGGAAAGTCTTGCGAACAATCCTCCTCTATCCTAAGAAGTTCAAGCACACCATCTGTATATTCAGGCATTGCCATCCGCTTCCACCTCCGTCTCCATCTGCCATGTTAAAATCACGCTCGAATAATTATCCATAAACTCACTGACTCTATGGTGATATGCATAATACATATAATTTTTCAACAACATTCTGTAGGTCAGATCATCTGTAATACTACAGCCGGGGTTTAATCCTCCGACTGTACATTCACCTTCCTGTGCCAGAATTGATAACTGGGCATCCGAATAATACGGCGGGATTTGAAACTCTTCCCTCATCTCAATTACAAGTATGGCAAGTTCTTCTTTACTCATTTCCCGCCTCCTGCTTCTATACCTGTTCTGCTGCCTGCTTTACAACTGTTGCCTGTGTTACAGGGAGTACATACTCCTCCAGCTTAGTTACATCAAAGATAACTGCAACATTGTCATCAACAGCACGGCCGTTTGCATAACATGATGCGATAAGGAGATCTGCGTTCTCCATAGCCTTTGTCTGATCATACTCATTCACTCTTACACCGGTTGTTCCCATGGTGTAGTATCCTGCAATTGTAAATGCAGCCTTACCCTTCGGACAATTTGCATCTACGATTTTCTCGATGTCAATGAATGACTTGTTGACATATCCACCTGTGAGCGCTTCCTTTCTTGCGGACGTTGTGAGCTAAGAGCTCATTCTCCATGCACTGGCCTCTTAGGTACTCCACCCAGTCCTCCATAATTTCTTTCGGTTTAAGTTCTGCTGCCTCGACATCAATCTTGCCGAGTGCCGCCGTGAGCTTATCGCACAGCTCCGGGATTTCTCCGTTGGTGTATAGGTCCACGAAATCAGCCTGTATTCCATTTTCTTTCGCCACTACCTTGATGGATTCTATATCACCCTCGTTAAGCAAGTTTTCTGCAAGCTCATTTATCTCGCTAAACGAATCAAATTCTCCAAACTTATCAAACATATGGTTTCTCCTTTAAAAAACTCCATTTATCGTATTTTCGCTCTGCATCCGTAAAATCCGGATAAAACTCATCCAGATATGCTCTGAACATGCCGAGCATCTCTTTTCTATTTCCACTGCTGCCGTTGTCCATCATATGATGGTGGTACCGGCATCCGACTGCTCCGTTCTGTCTGATGCCAAGTCCCATGGATGAGCGTGGTATGTAGTGCATTATGTCCATTATGCTTCTCGAAAGGACTTCTGCCGGCGGCATCTTATAGCCTATCTGACAGAATATGCATCTGTAATTGTCGCGCTCCATGATGGCAGTACGCTCTTTTTGTGAAAATTCAAGATATTTTGTATATTTAGGCATATGGATTTTTTCTCTTTTTGTGTTATAATATTTTTATAATTCTTTCTTTTAGTGTTGTTTTTTTATGCAGAGTCCGGTCGGGAAATTAGATTTTCCCGACCGGATTTTTTATGTCTCAATCTGCATGGCATATGGTGTGTCGCTCTGCATGCGCTCATCTACGTCCTGAAGCATGATATCTGTCAGCTCCTTCAATGCCTCAAACATGCTGTCGGTGATGAGTCTCTTATCATGTCTTTCCTTCACTACTCCGATTATGTAGCCGGCTGTGAGTGCAGCTTCCTTTACATCTGCGCTCTCCTCAATCTTTCCGATCATGCCGATGCACTTCTTAAATTCCTTATACTGCTTCATTCCTGCTGTGTGCTTCTTAAATAATTTCATGTTTTTTCTCCTTATGATGCTGCTTTCTGTTCTTTTGCCACCTCTGATGTCATGATTCCGATATCAAGTGGCTTCTCTGCCTTGATGGCAGCATTTAACTGTTCTGCTGTTTCAATTCCAAGTTTTTTGAGTGCCTCTTTAAGTTTGTTCTCCATAAGTGACCTCCTAATATACCAAAATCCTCATTCATGGATCTATACACTTCCATGTAAGATGCCGGGCCTATTCTGCTTATTACTTCTTTGAGCTTGAAATCTGCTTTCTCCGTCTTTATCACCTTCCTTTCGCCGGAAATCTTCTTACTAAGTCTCTTGTTGCCATCTGAAATGCCTGTTCTCTCTCGTCTCCTGTGGCTCTGATGACCTCCCGGCCGTTCTGTAATATTTTGATTATGTGCTCACCGTCTTTTTCCCTCAGTGTCATTGAGAGATGATACCGCTTCTGACGAGGCGAATACGCACTATAAAATAGGTCTGTCAGTGTTTTCAATCCTTTTCAATCCTTTCTCTCTTAAATGCTACTTGCATATTTACTTCCTACAGCCGTATACTTTCCTTACAGGCACTGCCATGCCGAGTAAATGAAAGGTAATCTTGCAAATGAAACTAAATAATGATTGTATTCGTGATATTCTTTTAACGCTGGAGGAATTATGTACATTCGAAAATAAGTTCACCTATGATATAGAGTCTCAACCTCCACATTTATTAGCAAAATACTCACGTGAAGAAGTTCTCTATCACATTCGCCAATGTGAACATTCTGCCCTGATATTAAAACCGCTTTATTGCTATGGTGGCGATATAGTAGAAATTAGTGATCTTTCACCATCTGGACACGAATATCTTGCTAATATCCGTTCCGACAATATTTGGAACAAGACAAAAAAAGTTGCTGGTGAAATAGGTGCTACATCACTATCCGCAATGGTTCAAATCTCTAGTCAGATAATCACTGCTATCATAAAATCACAGTTTGGGCTTACATAAATCCTTTATCACATGCTCTATCACGAATTTCTTGCACTCAACCATCTCCTCTTTTGATGGCTGAGTGTTCGTCTTTTGTATGATCCATACAATCAACGCATATTTTGTCCACTTATTTTCAAGCCACCCTATCAAGCAAGTTATCAATGCTATGATGAATATTAGTTTCAATTTTTCTCACGCTCCTTTCTAAATCAGATTTCTCCCCCGGGCTTACCGGAGCACCACACGAAATGGATTTATTATGGTTTACAAGAGGATTTGCTGTATTACGTATGGGTAGTTTTGCGGTGCTCCGGTAAGCCCGGATGTATTCTTTATTTACTCAGCATGTTCTTGACTTCTGCCTTGAGCTCGACAAGGCTTGCAAGGTACGCTGCTTCTGTGAGGATTTTTTCTCTCTTGAGTTTCTGATAATTCTCCTCGTTCCAGTCCTCTCTCGTGTTCGTACAGAAGCTGTTGTATTCTTCCTCTTTCTTGCAGTTTGTCTCATCTGCTTTATCTATTTTCTTGAGGATTTTCTCAAGGCTGAGTGCTTCTTCCTTTGTCACGTTCTTTCCTCCCTCTGTATTCTGTGTATTAAATCTTGCCTTTTTCTGCTTTCCAGTCGTATACTCTTCTTACAGGACGTTGCAGCGTCCGAGTAAATATATAAGTGAGGTATTTTTATGTCTTTAACACCTTCTGATGTCATTCAATTAATTGGTATACTAGCATCTCTTATTACAAGCGTTATTGCTATAATTATTTCTGTATTAACACTCAAGCAAAACTCTAAAATGATTGATGAAACATCACGCCCTTATGTAGCCATATACGCTAAAACCACAAATTTCCAATCGCCACAATATTACTTAGTCATAAAGAATTTTGGACAAACTGGAGCAACTATATCTTCAATAAAATGTTCTCCTGATATCACTCCATTCTCTATTCGAAGTGATCACATTCCATTTTCCAATTTTGCAGAAACATATATTGCTCCCGGCCAATCATTTATATGCAATGTTAAGGCAAGGGAATTCTGTTCACAGAAAGAAATATTTTATTTCGATATAACTTATATTGGAAATGGAAAGGAATACCATGATACATATCCTATAAATCCAAAAGCAGATGCTGATTTAGTACATGTAAGAGCAGCTACTGATGGCAAGGAACTTCGCAGTATCTCATACTCTCTACAGGATTTAGTTGAAAAGCAGTTATAACTCGATTCGTTTTTCTTTCACTCTCTCTTTAATCCGATCTGTTATAAATTCAAGCGCTTCTACTGTTTGGGCTTCCTCTGGGAGTCCTTTTTTTATGGTTTCAATTACACTTTCTACAACTAGATTGACTTTATCCTCATCCAAAAATGTTGTTTCTGAAGTTTTAAAATCATTTTGAATTATGTTTAGCATTTCTCACTCTCCTTCCCCCTGCAGCACTGCCAGCTCCGGTGTGATAGTTCCTTTTCCCTGTACAGTGCACCTGCTCTTGTCCTTGTAGTTGAAAAATATTTTCCACATGGTCTTTTCCTTTCTTAAATGCTACTTGCATATTTATATCTAACTTTTCTAAGGGGAGGTTTTTCCTCCTCTTATCTCGTCTAATATTTCATGCAGTAATGCGGTCTGGTACATTATTTCCTTTCCTATAACGGAGTCCGGATCTATACATACCGACTTTCTTTCCTTTTTTACTTTTTCTCTCTTGATTTCATCTCTTTGCATTTTTGCAAACTTCGAAATTTCTTTATAGATTTGATTTCCCATATGGTTTTCTCCTTTCTGTTAATTGTCTATATCAACTTAAAGTTGACTTAGTGGGCAAAAAAATATTATCAACAGGGATATTGTATATCCTACTCATCATTTCAAGCTGAGCAGGCTTAGGTATAACTCTATTGTTTTCCCAGTTGACAATTGTCTGCTTATTGAGGTGCATTTGCTCGGCAACATCAGCTTGCGTCATGTTTGCGTTTACCCTAGCGGCCGCTAGGCTAATCTGTAGCTTATCCAATTGAATACGCTCCTTTCTTGATTGACTATCTTTGTTACATCCTCATAAT